GGCCATGCGTCAGGCCTCCGGCACGATGAACGGCTCGCCGAACGTTCCGGCGAAGGCCTTCTCGGGATAGACGTTCGCCCCAGCACCGCCGCGGATCACGCTCGGGGCCGCTCCGTCGGCCTTCTTCGTGCCGTTGCTGTTCAGGGCCACGGGTTGCTTCACGGCCTTCCCGTCGGCCCCGACGATCGCCTTCCGCTCGCCGCTGACCAGTTCGTGAAACCCGCAGTCCCACGGCATCACCTTCCAGGTCTCCGGCTCGTACCTGAACTCCCAGGCCGTCTCGACGATCGTCAGCTTCTCGTCCTCGCCGCCCTCGACAGGTTCGCCTTCCGCGCCGTTGTCGGCGGTCTTGCCTCGGGCGACGTTCTCGATCTCGCGGCGCTTGGCCGACTTGAAGTAGCACTTCCAGGTGAGGGCCGGACCGCCGGCCCAGGTCTCGGAGTTGACGGACCCGGCGTACTCGACCACATCGTCCCGCCAGCTATCGTCCTGGTAAAACTTCGTGAGGACCCAGGTCGTCTCCTCCCGCTCCTTCTCCAGCCCCTCGATCGGGTCGCCGGCTGCGTTCACGATCATGCCGCCGTCGCGGTCGCGGAACACCGGCACCGTCGACGCGCCGCCCTGCCGCTCCCAGAAGTCCTCCGGGATGCCGTCTCCGTTGAGCTTCTCCCGCGGCGGCGGCGGGTAGAACGAGACGTCGAGCCGCCAGAGCATCCCGTCCTGGTTGCGTGGCGCGAGCTTGAACTCCATCGCCTTGCAGTCGGCGTTCTCCCAGTGTGCGGAGTACCAGCCGCAGGGGACCGCCTTCACGATCGTCTGCTTCGATGTCAGCGGCGAATCGACGCGGATCAGCCAGGCCTCGTCATAGCGCAGCGGCTCGCCGACCTTGCCGGAGAAGCCGGTCCCGTCCACCACGCGCCGCCATCCGATCACAGCCATGATTCAGTCCAGAGCGAAGGGGTAGGTGTCGTCGCCGGCCGCCGTGTTCTCGGCGATCTGCTCGAGGACGGAGAGCTGCTGCTGCTGAACGTCGGCACCGTTGCCGCGCATCAGCCGGAACATTTCCGAGACGCCCTCGCTCGACCGCGAGTCGATGCCCTTCAGAGCTTCGTTGATCGACGCGATCTCGACGGTCTGGGCGATCTCGACAGGGGCGGGCTTGGCCTCGTCGATCGCGTTGGCCGAGGCGTTGGCCTGGGCGATGGCACCGTCGAGGGCCGTCGTGAGCGGGCCAGCGATCGCCTGGCCTACCGGCGCGGCGTTGGTGGCGAAGGCGTTGGCGAAGCCCTCCTGGGCGGCCGTGAGGTTTTGCGTGATCCCGTTCGAGATCTCCTGGTTGAAGGCCTGGGCCCCGGCGACGACGGCGTCGAGCGTCGACGTGTCGAAGCCCAGGTACTGGCCGATCTGCTGGGCCACCGTGGCGAGCGTCTCGAAGGCCCCAGTGAAACCCAGGATCACCATGCCGAGGCCAGCCTGGGCGGCGTTGAAGACGCCGGACAGGAAGTTTGCCGCCCGGTTGAAGAAGTCGCCCACCGCGCCCCACTGCTGCCCAACCTGGGAGAGATACTCGAACGTGCTCCCGAAGTTCTGAATGATGAAGTCGCCGATCCCGGCCAGGAACCGCGCCGCCTGGAGGATGCCGTCGCCGATGGCCTGGCCGATGTTCGCGCCGCCGATAGATCCGATGAGGTTCGAGAAGCTGGTCACGACCGCGTCGACCGCCGGGGCGAGGTAGGCGACGATCTGCTGGACGACGCCCGCGATCGCCTTCTGGGCCCGCGTGAAGGCGTCGTTCATGGCCTCCACGTCCTGGCCCTGGGCATTGGTGAGCGTCAGCCCGAACCGCTCGGCCTCCGCGCGGGCCTCGGCGATGGCCTCCGCCCCACCGTTGAACAGCGGCAGGAGGTCGGCCCCGGCGCGGCCGAAGATCTGGACGGCCGCCGCGGCCCGCTGGGCCTCGGTCGGGAGGGCCGCGATCGACTGGGCGATCGCGTCGAACCGGTCGGCGGCGTTCAGGCCGGCGAGCTGCTCGACGTTCAGGCCGAGGTTGCCGAAGGCGGCGGCCGCCGTCTTCGATCCGTTCGTCGCCTTGACGAGAGCGACGTCGGCCTTCGTGGCGGCCGCGCCGATCTGGTCGAGCGAGACGCCGGCCAGCTCGCCGGCCAGGCCGAGGCCCGCGAGCTCGCCGTAGGTCATCCCCAGGCGGGCCGCCATCTTGCTCGTCTGGTCGACGACCTCGCCCTGGGCCGCGCCGAACCTGACGAGGCTCCCGACGGCCTGCGACGCCGACGAGGCGATTGACCCGAAGAGCTGGGCCCCCTGGATCGCGACGAGCGACGACATCCCGGACCGCAGCGACTTTGCCGAGGCCTCGAGCGATTTCATGCTGGACGATGCCCGGTTGACGCCGGCCGTCAGGCCGCTCGTCGATGCCGTGAACACCGCTGATACTTTGCCGATCGCCGACATGTCATCGCCTCGGGAACGCTCGGGATAGCTTGCTTAGTTCCGCTTCGATCTCGTCCGGTGTCATCTCTCGGTTTGGGTCATAGCCGGGGAGGAACTTCTCCTCGAACTGCTCGTCAACCTTGCATCCAAGGCCCTTTAGGATCATCACCGTCTGCCGTGCCGTTCTCAGCCAGTCCTCGCCGAAGGGCTCGACGCGGTAATAGGCGAGCCACATCTGGAACTGTCGGAGACTTAGCTCGTACTTCCACTCCTCGGGGTTAGGGATGCGATGGTGTGCAGCGAGCCGGTACAGGAACAGATCTACGAGTCCTGCCCGGCTCCGGAGTTTTTTTCCAATTCCGCGACGGCGTCGTCGTCGTTCCGGAGAACCGTCTCCCAACACTTCTTGTAGAGCCACATCACGACGCGCGGGCTTGCGTCGAGGAGGCCCTTCGACTTGTCGGCCGACAGGAGTCGCTTCCCGTTCTCGTCGGAGAGACAGGCCGCGATCGTGTCGACGATCAGCTCGGCCGGCGGTGCCTTGCCGTCGAGCTGCTGGTGGGCGACGGCCAGCTTGTGCCACTCGCCGTAGGACGGGTAGCGGAGCCTCACCGCCTTCTCGACGCCGGGGGGCGTCACCTCGAGGAGCTCGGGCTTATGTTCGCCGAATAGTTCAGATGCCGTTGTCATGTGTCAGTCGGTGTCCAGTTGGCCCATGAATCGAAACCGTGCCGCGCCGGTCAGGAACTGCCCGACGTTGCCCGTCACCTCGAAGGATTCCAGGATCGCGTAGTTCTCGAAGCCGCCGCCGTCGAACGTGACGATCAGGTAGGCCTCCAGGCCCGTGTCATCCGAGACAAACGGAGGGCACCCGAACAGCGTGATATCTACGCCGCCTGGTTCAACACCGGTACACGCGATCTCTCGCAGGACGCGGGCCGTAGCCCCGGCTCCGATCACGTCGCTCCCGACGTTCGTCACGTCCTCGATCACGGCCGTCGCTGGCGTGACCCGGAAGGATGTCAGGCGGCCGATCGGAGTCCCGCCGAACGTGACGGTCGAGCCCTGCGAGGTTGGGGTCGGCATTGTGGCCCTCGGCCGTAGCGGCGAAAGCCTGGGCTAGGTGTAGTCGCTGGTGAAGTTCGCGACCCCCTTCACCAGGGCCCCGGCCTCGTTCGAGATCTCGGCGTCGATGCACTTACAGACAACACCGCCGAACGTGTTCGTCGACCCCACGGCAGGGGCCGTATCGCCCAGGAACTCGACGGCGACGGTGACGGTGATCCCCTCGCCGCCGGGGCCGTTGTCCGTGAGCCCGTCCTCGTAGACGCGGTCGGCACCGTGAGCCAGCGACAGCGTCGAGGCGTCGAGCTTGTTGTCGCTCGTCGACCGGGTCTTCTTGATCGTGACCTTCGTCGCCCCGGCGATCCCGTAGGCGTTGCCTTGTGAGGATGTCAGCGGCATCTCGGATCACTCCTCCTCTGACGGGTAGTAGGACCAGTTGGCCGACCAGGTCGCATATTTGCCGACCTCGTAGACCTCTTCCGTGTCTTCGCAGATCCAGCCGGTCGTCGTCGCGATGTCCGTCGGCTCCGGGGCGGAGCCCTTCAGGAGGCCCGTCGCCGAGCACGTCGCCGTAGCGGAGTTGCCGGCCCCGTCCACCAGGACAGGGTCGGCATATTCCCGCTCGGTGCTCGCGAGGTCGGTGACGTCTTCCTTGGCGGCCGAGGCCGTGACGTCGATCTCCTTCAGCGAAACGCGGGTCGCGCCTGCCGGCATCGTCGGGCCACCGGAGGGGAGTCCGGAAAGCGGCATGTCGTCACTCCTCCCAGGAGATCGCGTAGGTCTGCTCGACGATGTACGTCGGATCCTCCCGGCTGTCGAGACGGACGGCGTCGCCGTCCCGCTCGTCGGTCAGAAGGCAGGATTCGATTGTGAGATCGCCCACCGGCCCCTTGAACCGATTCAGGGCCGCGCCGATAGCCTCGGCGATCTCCCAGGCCTGAACGTGGCTGTCGGCGTAGATGTCGAGCCGGAACGTCGCAGCCGGCGGGAGCTGGTTCGCCTCCGGCGTGGCGTCGAGCGTGTCGGCCAGGACGAGCTCGCGTGCCGTGTTCTCGCGGACGTAGACGACATAGGGCGGGTCGCCCGTGCCGGTCATCGCCACCGGCCAGGCCTGGCAGTCGGCGACGGCCTCCTCGATCGCGCCTTTGATCCACTTCTCGGGAATTGGCATCAGTTGCCTCTGTACTTTCCTTTGCCGGCCGGGATCTTGTCCTTGAGGGCGTTCTCGAAGGCGGTCGCCATGCTCTTCGCGAGCGACGCCGCGGCCTGCGGCCCGAACTCGGCCATCGCCCGCTCGACCATCCGGCGCGGCTCGATGCCCTTCGTCGTGCCGAACTCAAGCCAGATTGCCTTCCGGCTCTGGGCTCCGGCCTTGTAGCCGAGGACTCCGAACACGGCGTCCTTCGACGCCTTCGTCCTGACAGCGACAGCGGCCCGGAGCTGGCCCGTCGACCTGGGCTTCTCGCCCTTCTTCCGGCGGCCGCGCTTCATCCCCTCGGGCGGCGTGTATCGCTTCAGCACCGACCGGCCTGGCCGGAGCGTGCGGGCCATAGCCGACTTCAGGTACTTGTTTCGGATGTTCTTGGGGAGCGTCTGGAACGCCCGCACGAACTGGCCGATCTCGTCGTCGAACGACTTGTCGAGCTGGACGGAGATCATGCCACTTGCTCCTCGACGGTGATCTCGAGCTCGGTCCGGCCGGCCCGCTCGACCACGGCCGAGACGTAGAGCAGCCGGTCGCCGCGGCTGGCCCACCGGAGCCGCATCCCGCCGACGATGTCGGGGAACCAGCGGCAGCGGACGAGGGCCTGGAGCGTGCCGCCGACCTGGGCGCGGTTCTCCGCCTCGACGTAGCTCTGGGCCTCGTAGCTGCCGTGGAACCGGCGGACCTCCGGCCACTCCTGGCCGGCCACGAGGCCGCCGTGATCGTCACGCTCGGCGACCGGCCGGGACTCGGCGACGAAGGTCTCGGTGAGC